TTAAAAGAAGCAAAATTTAATATAGATTTATATTCATCTAGAACTATTTCCGTAAATACGATCTATTTTATAGATATTGTCGTAAATTTTACAGAAACAAAATATTTTGATATTAGTAAACCTCTAGTAGATCAAATTTTACCTACTGAGATTTTGGTGAAAGATAACATTAAATATCTATCAGAGGATACAGTAACCGCAATTTCGGCAAATACAGCTTCCGTTGATAGTGTGATTTATACTCTAGACGACTATTTCTCGGAAGCATACTTCTCAACTGATAATTATCTATTTTTAGGATATTAAACATGATAAATGAACAAATTAAACTTACTGGTGAACTACAAATTGTTCTTAGGGACTCCAACGGAAATATCAAAGAACAAAAAACTGTTCCCAATTTAGTAGTAACCACAGGCAAAGTTGTAATTGCCAGTAGACTAACTGGTAATACTACCGGCGTAATGACTCATATGGCTCTTGGTACATCAACAATATCACCTGTTGCAGCCGATACTACATTGGGCACGGAGATCGTGAATTCACGTGTTGCGCTAACTGTACCGGGTGGTGGAGCTACGGCAAATGTGGTTACATTTTCTTCAATTTTTGGTCCCGGGGTTGGGACTGGCGCATTAACTGAGGCTGGGATCTTTAACGATTCTTTGGCTGGTTCTATGCTGTGCAGAACTGTTTTTTCCGTCGTTAATAAAGATGTAGGTGATACACTTACTATTAACTGGGCAGTGACAATTTCTTAAGAGAAAATCGTAATGTCAAATTCACTTCGACAGGAATTTCACTCTAACTTGGCCCAGACCATTGCGAATGAAATTATCTATAAGCGTTCCAATTATTACTATTTTCTTGGTAAACCAGAAACCTGGGGAACTACTGATTTAGCACCAGAGACTGTTGAAGTAGATTCTAATTATGGGAATAATAATATTAGATCTAATATTATCTATGTTAAAAAGATAACATCTAATGATGTATCATTGGTCACAAAAAGATATGACTGGCTGCCTAACTTAGTATTTGATAAATGGGATTCTACACAGGATATGCACAACAAAATGTTTTATTGTGTGAATTCTGAAAGCAACGTATATAAGTGTTTAGATAATTCTGGTGCATCTATTTCTACAGTAGAACCGACTGGGAAATCATTCTACGTATTTAGAACTGCCGACGGCTATTTGTGGAAATACATGTATACTGTCCCTACATTTAAAAGAAGTAGGTTCATGAATCTTACTAATTTACCGGTACAACGTTCTATTACAGATTCGTTTTACAATAAAGGTTCCATTGATGATGTGGTTATTACAAACTCAGGTACAAATTACTCTGATTCTCTGTTAACTACTCTGAGTGTGGCAACTGATACTTTTTCTGGTGCTGGTGCCAGTGCTACTATTACGTGTGATGGCCTTGGAGCAATAATTGGTATCACAATCGTTAATGGTAGTAGTGGATACATAGCAGGCAGTGCAATTATTATTAGTTCTTTAGGTTCGGGCTTTGTTGGTACCCCGGTTATTGTAGCAGGTGCAATCACAGATGTTACAATTGAACAGGCAGGACTTGGTTATACTACAGGTGAAGCTATGTCTTTCCCTGTAGGGGGTGCGATCATAATCCCATCAGTTTCTCGGCTGACAGGAGAAATTGTATCTACTACTATTTTAAATCCTGGCGCAGGCTATGTTACTGCACCTACAATAACAGTGAACAGTACCACTGGCACTGGTATCTATGGTAATATTTCTGCAATAATTACTTGTGTAGTGTTTAATGGAAAAATAGTTAATGTAAACATAGTAGACCCAGGCAAAGATTATCCGTCCGATAATGCAACGACCATAGTTGTTCAAGGTGACGGCGTCGACGCCTCATTCTCTCCTATCATTTATAATACAGAAATTGTTGATGTTGTAGTGGAAAATCCGGGCAGCGGATATACTTCATTAAAAATGACCGTAGTTGGTAGTGGAACTGGCGCAGAAATTTCGCCTATAATTTCTGCTTCTGACTTTTCTTCTGATCAGTCTGTTGTAGAACAAACTGTTGCTCCGGGCACAATTTTTGCCGGTGAGATAACAGAGGGGGGCAATTATTATACAGCAACAACAACTGTTGACATTGTTGGCGACGGTACTGGTGCTTCTGCTACTCCAGTGATTGAAAATGGCGTTATAACAAAAATTGTTATGAATTCATACGGCACAGATTATTCATATGCCAATATTACATTCACCGATGTTAATAGACCAATCGCTCAAGACGCAGTAACTGCAACTGCATATGCTATTATTACACCCTCTACGGGTCATGGATGGGATGCGGTTACGGAATTATATGGTAATGTGTTAGCAATAGCTACATCTCTTCAAAGAGATGATAATTTAAATGTTATAAACCAAGATTATAGACAATATGGAATTCTCAAAAATCCAACAAATGTTTTGACTGGTAAAACTATTACTCTGGATTCTTCTCTAACCCTATACAAAGTGATCATGGCGAACACGACAAATCTTGTTGCTGATGAAATATTAGTTCAGGGTGATGTTAGATACAGAATTGTGCATTTTCAGACCAATGAAGTTTATTTGCAGAGGTTGGGTATTAAATATACTAACCCAATTGGAATGTTATATGCAGAAACAGAAACTTCCAGAACCTACTTGGTTAAATCGGTATTAAGTTCGCCTATTCTGAACAAATACTCGGGAAGTTTGTTATATGTTTCGGATGAAAATCATTTTTCATTTAGTCCAGAACAAGGCCTTATTATTAAGACATTTATTAATTTTTAAAATATGACTACCCCATTATCTACATCTCCTTATTATGATGATTTTGATTCTGCTGATAATTATCATCAGATATTATTCAAGCCTGGATTTGCAGTTCAAGCACGTGAGCTGACTCAGTTACAAACTATTTTAAGAAATCAAATTGAAAAATTTGGTGATCATATATTCAAACATGGGTCCGTAGTTATTCCTGGAAATACTCGCGCAGATTTAAATTCATCTTATGTGAAAATTCAACCGACATTTAATTCATTGCCAATTACAGTGAGTAATTTTAATAATACTACTTTGGTTGGTAGTGTTTCTGGTGTTGAAGCTGTAGTACAATTAACCGTTCCTGCTACTGAAACCGACCCCGACATAATTTACATTGTATATACGGTTGGTAGTGGGGGCTCGGCATCTAATCAATTCGTTGATGGCGAAGAGCTTTATGTTAAAACGAATCCATCAATCCGTGCTCTTGCCTTGGTGACTGCAGCTACCGGATTTGGGTCTATTGCATTTATTAATCATGGGGTGTATTATATAAATGGGTCTTTCGTAGAAGTAGAATATCAAGCAGCAGTAATAAGTAAGTTTTCACAAACACCCTCGGCACGAGTACTTCTTAAGATCACAGAAAGTGTTGTAGATTACACAACTGATACACGTTTATTAGATCCTGCTTCTGGATCATATAATTATGCAGCACCCGGAGCAGATAGAATTAAAATTGATTTAACTTTGTCTACACTTCCTCTCTCAACTACACCAACCGAAGATTATGTTGAGTTGATGAGATTTAACGAAGGCGTTCTCGAAGAACACTCTAGGTACCCAAAATATAATGAATTAGAAAAATCCCTGGCGCGCAGGACATATGATGAATCTGGTGACTATGTGGCGTCTGGTTATACAACAACAATCAAAGAACACTTAAGAACAACATATAACCGCGGCGTATATCCAGCCCCAATAGGGGATATTGAGAAATTAGCAGTTGTTGTTTCTCCGGGCAAAGCTTATATTAAAGGGTTTGAAGTTGAAACAATAGCCCCTTCTACTATTGCTATAGATAAAGCAAGAACATCTACTCATATTACAGAAAAACCAGATGTGTCTATGGTCGTGAATTATGGCCAATACATCTATGTCACCGATCTTGTTGGTGTTCCTGCTTACAAAGTAAGAGAAGAAATAACACTATGGGATGCAGTTCCTTCTAATATTGGCGCAAGCCAAATCGGAACTGCTGTAGTGACGGCAGTCGAATATGCAGAGCCTAACACCACAACTACTAATGCAGTATTTAAAATTTATATTAGTAATGTAACCGTTAGCTCATTTAACGAAGTAGGGGGTATAAAATTTGCCCTTGGTTCTGCTTCGGTTCTACATAAAGCCCTGGCAACTGTATCTGGGGCAGATTTTACTCTTGGTGAAGTTGTAGCTTTTGGTTCACTTAGATCAGGTGTCGTTGGAAAGTGGGAAAGATCTACTTCAAGTTTATATTTACTAAGAAGTGATCCTGCAATTAATTTGCCGGTAGTTGGTGACGGTATCGTTGGAGCAACAAGTACTGCATCATCCATAATTCAGTCAATTTCACCATTTGGTTCTCTTAAATCAACTGCGGCAATTATTCCTCTCCCTTTATCTAATGTATACCGCGTTAAACCGACGTCTAATTCATCCGATATAACTTATAAAGTAGTTAGAACGCTTGATGTTGTTGAAGGTTCTGCTAGTGTATCTGGAATGACAATAGACCCAATTGAATTAAGTACATTTACTATAACTTCGTCAACGGGGATTATTGATAATTCGCTTGCTACACTTGCGCCCGATGGATTGTCTGTTACTGTTTCTGGCTCTGCTGTTGGTATGAAGATTATTTGCGTTTGTACAAAAATAAACCAAATTCCTCGACAGAAAACACTTGTAGCTACATTCTCAGAAACGGGCATTACTCCAGCATTATCTATTCAGTTAATTAAAGCTGATATATACAAACTAATATCAGTTGTTTCTACAATTGATGGTGATGTTACAAATCGGTTCTTATTAGACAATGGACAACGAGATTATGCATATGTCAGGGGCGGTTTATCATTGTCGGGAACATTACCTACTGGGTCTTTGACCGTTACATATAGTTATTTTAATCATAGTGGTTCTGGCGATTATTTCTCTGTTGATTCATATGAAACTTCTGGCTTAACTTCATATTACACAAATATTCAACCGTATGTTTCAAGTACCGGTGAAATTTTTGATCTTAGAAATTGTCTAGATTTTAGACCAAGAGTTGGCGATGATGGGCTATATGGATCTGGTACATCTCAACTTATAGATGCACCTTCTCCTCTTTCGCGCATAGTAACTTCGGTACAAACATATCTTGGTCGGAGTGATACAGTTATCATTAATAAATCTGGCGCCGTGGCCGTGGTAACTGGTATACCGTCTGAAACTCCGACACCCCCAAGAGTGTCTGAAGAAACTATTCCTATTTGCACTATCTATCTATATCCATATACATCAAATATGAATGATGTTGTCATTAATCCTATTGCTACCAAAGCATATAAAATGACGGATATTGCTAAGATTGAATCGAGAATAGCAAACTTAGAATCTTTTTCACTTATAACAGCAGAAGAATCTTCGTTATTGAATACAACAATTTTAGATGCAGCAACGGGTCTTACTCGCTATAAGAGTGGATATTTATTTGAAAATTTTAGTGACACCACACAAGTAGCAGATTATAGGCAAGCAGGTTTTAGTGTTACTTATACTAATGGGGAGATTACACCTGCGGTTGAAATCACTGAATCTAAATTAACTATTGTGTCTAATAGTGGAACTCTTCATTCTCAAACCGTATCTGGAAGCCCTAACACCAGTGTAGTTGGTGGATATATTTCATTACCATATACTGAATCTATATTTGCTCAACAAAATCAATCAACTCAGACGATGAATGTTAACCCCCTAATGGCAATATCATGGGTCGGCCGGCTTGACTTGATGCCTTCGTCTCAGACATATACTGATGTCATTGTTTTGCCCCCTGTATATAATTATGTGACAAATGTTATAACAAATCATGTACAAAATGTAATAAATACTACAGTTGAAGTTCCAAGACCATGGGCTTGGGAGCCTCCTCCTGGAGTAGAATTTGTATATGCTCCTATGACCGATGAGGAAATTACAAAACTGGAGTCATATGGG